GTCTCGCTGTTGAGCAGCGCAAGGTCGTCGGAGTACGAGATGTGCAGGAACCGCGCGCGCGGGTTCAGCGCCAAGCCCCGGGCGATCAGGTTGATCGCCACGAGCTCGGTCTTCGACGAGCCGGGCGGCACGTTGATGACGACGTTCTTCAGTTCGCCGTCAATGACGCGCTGCACCGTGTCCGCGATCAGTACGTGGTGCCAGTTCACGCGGAACTTGATGCCCTGCCGGTGCTTGAAGAAGTACCGGCTGAAAAACAGGTGGTCCCGTTCGCACTTGGCCTTCAGGACGAGGCGCTCGACCTCGGGGTCAATACTCCGACTCAAGTTTGTCGACGGCGGCTTTGACGTCATGTTCACTCACCACCGCTGTCCGCTGTTCGATTGGCGCACCGTCCTTGCCGGTGTGCTCGACGCGGTGCTTGTTCGTGAATGCGCCGCCCGCCTCCTTGGCCGCCTGCTCGATCAACTGGCTCACCATCGCCATGTTCCCCATGCGCTCGGCCTTGGCGGCCAAGCGATCAAGCACGCGCAGGCGGTACGCCTGGTTGGCGATGGGGATGCGGGCCGTCTCGTCCAGAAACTGCTTGCGCGTCTCCTCAAAAAGGGTCCGCCACTTCTTGGCGAGGCCGTGAGCGGACTTCTTCGTCGGGTCGTATCCCTCGCACTGCTGGCGCGAGATTACGAGGCCGAATTGGTCCTTGACCGCGTCGGCCACTTGGCTGGGCGTGTCGAAGCAGGCCAACGCCTGCACGATGAACGCTTTCACGTCATCCGAGAGCGTTGCCATAATGTGAAATCTTGTCTTGGTAGGGTCTGGTGTCAGCCCAGACAGGTGCCGCATGCACGCGCCACATCAACGCCGGCGACCTCCGGGGAGGAATTCGCAGCCGATACCAGCTTGGCGAGCATCCCGTCGGACTGCCCTATGCCGTAGCGCCGGACCACTCCGACGAACTCCTCGACGTCATGGCCGCGCAGGAAGAGCTTCGGGAATCCGTCCTTGGTGAATGCCGGGCCGCCGAAGGCATCCTTCTCTTGGCCTATGTGGTAAAGCTCATGCTCCACCAGCGCGCAAAACTCGGCGTCGGAGCAGTGGGCACAGAACTCAGCATCCAGCGTGATGAGCCAGGTGGGCACGTGGCCGAACCACTCGGCAAGCTGTTGCTCTTGGCGGCCGCGCTGCCAGCGCCCCACGCGGAACAGAACCTCTTCAGTCTGCCCCAGCACGTGGCGCCCCTGCTTCACGTATCGCTCAGCCGCCCACAGGAATGCGATGTCTGCATCTAGCAGGTGGCCGTGCTCCGGATTGTGGAGTGGCCCCTCTTCGATGATTTGCGTCTTCACCCAAGCGGCCATGTCCTTGGCCGGCTCGTAGTGGCGCGTCCAGTTCTCCGGGTCGATCAGCCAGTCGGGCGGCCGTGGGCGTTGAATGTCCGTCATGGCGAAAACGACGCGCCCGCCGACCATATGGCCAAGCGGGCGCCGAAGGCTGCCTTTCGGGCAGCGGAGGAGAGCACCAAGAAACCGTAACTTGTGTGAGGTTGAGCCCGGCGCTCCACCGGTGAGCTATCTCTCAAAAGCCAAATGAACGTTTAGACTTCAGAGATTCCTAGGAGGAGTCGATGTCTCAAGCCGTTTTCATGCACCTGACGTGCGACAACCCGCAATGCTCGACGCTGCGCACTACCTTCATGTTCCGGAGTAAAGAGCACTACGAAAAACGCCGCACAGGCGCTACCGATCCTCTCTGGACCGAACCGATACGGCTGGAAAAAGGCGATGAGCGCGAACTTGCGCCAGGCTACGAATCGACCTTCAAAGCAGAAGGTCGCTACGTCTGTGGATGTGGACATGGCACGTTCCGGGGTTGACACGGATCTCCGCATCTAGCGATTCACCCAGTTGCGCAAAGTGCCCTCACCCAAACCGCCAGCCCGTTCGCCTGTCGGGTCACTTCCCTGTTGGCGCGCTTAGCCCGATTGGGCAGCCTGCGGTTTGGGTGAAGCGGCTCCCATAGGAACCATTGCATCGATTACGACGCGGCCGGAGTGAAGTCGATGTAGAACCTGTCGCCGGCGGCAAACTTGCCGAACAGCTCGGGGTTCTGAACCGTGATGTCGATGGTCGCGCACGGAGTCCAACGCGAATACGAGTTGTCCTCGTCGCCGGTTCCATCAGCGTTGTAGGGCTTGTTGGCGCCCACGGCCATGAAGGTCAATCGCTCTCCGACCTTCACCATCTCGTCACCGGGCTTATGGTTCGGGCCGTAACCACTGACGGCAGCCACACCGGTGACCATCATCTTTGCGCGCATGCTGATTTGTGACACGGGAACTCCTCTGGATCAGGACAGAAGCGGGAAACAGGCGCGGAGCCATACGCTCCACAAGAGGTACATCATGGTAGGGGCGAACATCAGTCGGCGTCCTTGGTGAACAGCGATTCGGCGCGCAGCCGCGCCAGCGACATGCTGGCGACCTTGCGGGCCTGCTCGCGCTTCTCGGCGGCCGCTTCCTCTTCCTGCTTCCGCTCCAATACCAGCATGGGGTCGCGGTAGCAGTGCGACGGGAGGGCATTGGACGTGTGCATGGCCGGAAATGCAAAAACCCCGCTCAGTGGCGGGGTCTGTTGTGCGTTTCGCCTGGGGACACGCATCCCTCCAAATGGATGCTGTCGCGGTCAGGACCGGTAACGCCGCAAGGGCTTCAGTAATCTACGCGCAGGATAGTGCATTGTTTCGGAGTTTACAAGCGGCATTTTTCACACCGTCACCCCACTCGTCATCCGCTTCACCGCCGCCGCCATCTCCGCGCGTGCCACCTCCCCATCGATCACGTGCGCCGCAATCGAATGGGCCTTCGCCAGCCGCACATTCCAGTGCTTGAGTGTGTGGTGAGATGCGCCGTACTTGCGCACCAGGATTCGGCAAACGATCTCGGGCGGGAACTGGTGGACGTAGTAGTACTGGAGCAGGCGCTTGGCGATGGGGTCGGAGATCCGCTGCCAAGCGCGCTCGACCAGCCAGCCGTCGGCGACGTCGCGCGGGATGGCTGGCTCGGTCACGATGCCCTTCTCGGCGTCGCGCAGCGCCGTGGCCAGTTTTGCCCACGATGCGCAGCACTGCGGCTGCGAGCGCGGGTCGCGCACGACCCGGGCCCAGTTCTCCAAGCGCTGTTCAATTCCCATTCCCCGCTCCCTCAGCTGTTCAGTTCTTCAATCGTCCAGGCCAGCAGATCGACCTCGTCTGCCTTCACCTGTTTCAGCGCCATGCGGTTTCCGTGGATTCCCGTCTTGCCGCGGTGGTGCTCCGGGCAAAGCGGCACTGCGAGCCAGTTCTCTGCGCGCTGCGCCATGCCCTGCCCCTCTCGCACGTGGTGGATCTCGGCCGGCGTCTCGCCGTATCCAAGCCGGCGGCACAAAATGCACCCCAGAGCGGCGACTCGGCCCAGGTATTCGCCCTCGGCGCGGGTCATCGCTCGAAACTCCGCAGAACCGATTCGACCGCCTGCTCGGCCGCAGCTGCTGGCAGAGCCGGCCACAGGTACCGCTGGGCGTGGCCCGTGCGCAGGAAGGCAACCGCCGCCTCGTGGAAGTCCCGCATCTCGTGGTCTTCCAACTTTGCGTACGAAATCGACTTCGGCACCGGGAAGACGCCGCCCTTGGGGCCCGGCATCCAGTCGACGTGCCCGGCGCCCAGTTTCAGCCACAGGCGGAACTGCTCAAAATCGCCGATGCGCTCCTGCGCCTCAAAGACGCGCTGCTCGAGCGCCATGTGGTAGCGATGAAACGGGCCGCTGCGCTCCTTGTGGGTGATGACCTCGATCGTCTCGCCCGGCTCCATGCGCATGACGGTGTTCCAGAAGCGTCGCCACTGCTTCTTGCCCTTCTCGCCCAGCCCATCGACGGTGCCGAACAGCACGCGGCGCACGGCCTCAGCATCTGCCTCGGGAATCTGCGCGCCCGGCTGACGTACCAGTACGATTTCGCTCATCGTCCAGCCTCCTGAAACACAGTTTTGATGGCGGCGGCTACGGTGCGCCGGCTGCTCGAGTCGGCCAATTCGGCGCCCAGTGCGAGCGCCGCGCCGATCGCGCGGTACTCATCGCCCGAGCAACCCCACTTGCCGGCGGCGTTGCCGCGGCGGAAGATTCCGCGCACGGCCTCCATACCCTCGGCAGCGATGCGCTTCTCGTGGTCGGTCAGCTCGCGCGACAGGACGGCGGCGAGATTCACCGCAGCGGCCAGCGTGTGCGCGCCCTTCTCGGTGCCGGTGCCTTCCTTGAAGCCCTCCAGCGTGCCCAGCGGCGTCAGTTGCAGGTCGTTCTTCATCGACTGCGACAGACCGAACACCAACGGCAAGCCGCAAGCGCGCGGGCGGTAGTTCGACCTTTTCCTCATGCCACCTCCGGTTGGATGGCGAATGGCTTGCTTGCGGTTTCGAGTGCGTGGCGGATCGTCTCAAGCTGATTGGTGAGCCGCTCGATCTCGGAATCTCGGTCCAAAGCTCTACGGACGTCCCAGCAACGACGCACGATTAGGTGGGTGGAAGCGGTCTCCGGCAACCCGAGTGCCAACGCCAATTCACGACGCTCGGTGCTCAGGTGAGAAATCTCCTCATCAACGCGCGCGCGCGCTTTCGCCATCTGCTCCTGATACAGCTTGTGAGCATCTTCAGCGGCGGCCTTGAGCTTTTCAGTCTGGTACTCGAATTGCCGCTCGGCGTCGCGACGCGAGCGCAGCAGATTGCCCACGGTGTCGCCGAGCTTCTTGCGGATGCTGGCCTCCAGCGTCCATTCGTTGATGCCACGGGCGATGCGCTCGGCAGACGCCCGCCGGCCACCATCCAGCACTAGCTTGATCCAGGCATCCCGCGGAAGGTTGTCGATGGGGCGCATGGTGGGCCCCTTCACCGTACGCCATACGCTCTCGTGACGAACCATCAGCCCGCATCCTTCAGGAATGTCGTTTTTTGTAACCAAGCCGGCCGGCACACAGAACATGACGCCCGCCGCAAACTGGAGGTACGACGTCCACTTGCCGGCCGTGATGTCGCGACGGAAGTCGGCCACGCTGACTTTGCACTCGTAGGCCACAGGCATGAACCGCGAGTAGGTGCACGGCACCGTGTAGACGTCCGGGCGCGGCGAGCCCGAAGGGCCGAGCTGCATATCAGTCCACACCAGGCGATCACTGGATCCACGCAGGTGCTCGGCCAAATCGTTGGCGAGTTCGTTGTGGCCCCACTTCATGCCGCCACCCGCGCCAGACGAACACGATTCCACCGGCAGTTATCCGCCCGGTGACCGAAGCCACCACAAAGGCAGCAGTAGCCGTTCCACGTACCCTTTTCTGCGTCCATCACACGATCCCCTTCTTCTTCAGCCACTCCACACGCGCATCGGCGACCTGCTCGATCGCCGGCGCGAACTGCTTGCACTGCTTCTTGAGCAATGCCACGTAGCGCACCGACGGGAGCTTTTCCTCGGCGCACTTGCCGCGCCCGTACACCGCTGCCGTCGGGTCCAGTTGCAGCGAGAACTTGCTGCAGTCCACACAGCGAACGTCTGTCATGCCGCCCCCTCAATCGCCTGGCGCAGCATCCGCAGCGCCATTCCGTTCTTGACCTGATCCGTCGTGAAGCGCAGGACGCGCCATCCCATTACGGCGGCCGTGGAGTACTTCTCACAGTCGGCGGCGAAGCCCGAGCCGCGCGTGTGCCGACCGCCTGCCCAGGTTCCGCCCTCGATCTCAACCGCGATCTTTCGGGCCGGGTCGGCGAAGTCCATGCGCCAACGGCGCGGCGGCGCAAAGCGGTGTTCCCGTTCGAAGCCCTCAATGCCAGCGGCCCGGAGGTGCAGCGCGAAGGTTTCCTCACCGACGCTCATGCGGCCACCGGATCGGTCAGGCCCAGCGCACGCTTGGCCATGTCGTGGCAGGCGATGGGCACCTTCTCGCCGCGCTTGATGCGGTCCAGAATGACCTTCGCCCAATCCTTGTTACCCGGCACCTGCTGGATCGCGTGCACCTTCTCGACAGCCTGGCGGACCGCTTCAGGATTTGCCCGGCCACGGCCAGGCGCCGGCAAAGCGACGGCCCGCGGCGGCACCGGATGCACGTCGTCGCGCATCACTTCGTCCAAGGCAGTAGAGAAGCGCTTGATCAGGACACCGTGCGACAGGTTCAGCATGTCGAACTCGCCGACCTTGATGGCCGCCCAGTAGATCGCCGGGCTGCTCCACTGATCGCGCCCTTCAGCGCGCAGGCGCAGTTGCTGCGTTGCCTCGTACAGGGCTGCGTCATAGTTCATCGACGGCCGGCAGGCCTTCACGAACTCGGCAACCGATGGCGGCCAGTCGTAGCGTGCTCGGCATGCCCGCAGCCCGGCCTTGATGTGGTCGGGCGTCAACCCCTCTTCGTAAAACGTCTCTGCCCACGATTCGCGCCAGTTGGCAATTGCCTGTTCGTTCACGAACGACGCGCGCCAGCGGTTCGGATACGCGCCATCCAGGCGGTTGAACAAGTGGTCCATCAGCGAAATGCCCAGCGCCGGATGCGGCTCAAGCCACTGGCTTTGCTTCCACGTCGATGATGTTGTCAGGTCGGTCATTGCTTGGGCTCTGGCGATTTCGGTTCACGTAGGCAACTGGGTCAAATTTCTGCGGCGGTCCCGCTCGTGGCGCAGTGGTTGCGGGTTGCGTTCGCCGCCACCATTCGGCCTTGAACCCCGCCCATCCGTGGCGGATAGCTGCTGCGACCGCTTGCGCCGGAGTGAGACCTGCGGCGGCGGCTTCGTCCTTGGTCATTGACCAAGCGCTGGGGGTGAGCGGAAGGCGTTTCGCTTTGCGAGCAGTGAGCCAATCCTTCGCGTGCTGGGCATCAACGCCTTCAGCGACCAACTCATCGATACCGAGAACGTCGTCGGCACTCGCTTTCTTTTTGCGGTTCCCTGACGGTTCAGATGACGGTTCTTTACGGTTAGGCGGCACCTCCTGCCGGGGTTCCGGCACCTCCTGCCGGGGTGGTGCGGCACCTCCTGCCGGGGTCCCCGGCATCTGCTGCCGGGGTGCGCCATTTGCCGGGGTGGCGTCTGCTGCCGGGGTACCCCGGCACGTGCTGCCGGGGTGGGCGGCGGCCTCGTCATAGTCGCCAGGCGTGACGGTGTAACTCGTACTGCGCCCAGTAGAGCGATCGGCGCGCAGTGCACGCGCCTCTTCCAGCCACTTGATGGCATCGCGAACAGCGCGCTCAGAGAAGCATGTCCGCTTACAGATCGTCGGGATTGATGGCCAGCACACGCCTTGATCGTTCGCGTTGTCGGCAAGCGAGATCAGCACTGCCTTCGGCGTGGGAGGCATCTGCAACGGCCAGCAGAGGGACATGATGATGGTGCTCACTGGAAGAGCGACCCCTGCTTCTGCGGCAGCTTCACGCTTTGCACGCTGCGGCCTGTCACCCCGCACTGACGGCGCCCACCGAGCACCAGGCGGCCCGCGGCGATCAGTTCGTTGCGGCGGCCGGACACGCTGGATTTCTCCATGTGCAGCGCCTTGGCGATCTCCGCGATCGTGGCCGTGCCGGCGCGCTCGACGTATTCGACGATGCGGTCGCATTGCGCTTGGCCGAGCATTCGACGCCTGCGCGAGTGATATGCATCGATGCTGGTTTCAGCAACGTTGGTCAGAGACATGGCTACCCCTCGGTTAAGCCACAGAACGAATCAGCCCTGCCCGCTCCATGCGGCTGGCAAGTGCTTGCATTGCCTTTTGTGCTTCGATGAACTCGCGTTGCAGGCGCGCACGCTCGTCCTCCGGCTCGATCGGCGTCGGATCGGCATAGCCGCAGTCGCGCGCGAGGTAATTCATGGCCGCGTGGCAGTTGCGCTCACGGCCAAGTTTCAGGAGGAAAAGGGTCTGCTCCGGAGAGAGCTTCTCAACGCGAGACTCGTTGAGGCACGCCAGCAGCAGCCGGTGCGCGGCGTCGGGCGTCTTCTCCGGCCACAGTTTCGTGGCCACCACCTTGGCGCCGCCACAGGCTTTGACGACCGCATCGAGCGCGTCGTTAATCGACTCGTAGAACAGCGCGTCTTGGGACATTCCCACCCTCTCCAATTTTTTTGTACTGCTTTGTAGAGACACCAAACCGGCAAAAAAATAGAGTTCTCCGCATGGAGAACCCTTTGAACCTCGGCCGCCTAGCCCTTCCCTCTCGGGTTGGAGGGACCGTCATCGCTGTAGATCTCGTCCAGACTCGTAGTGACACCACGAGCCTTTGCGAACTCGATCAACCTCTTGGCCGACTCGGGCGACAGGAGGCAACCGCCCCGCTCACATTGCGAGATGGCCGACTGGCCCAGCCCGATACCGGCCCCCAGTTCGGCCTGCGACAGGCGCAGGCGCTTGCGAAGTTCAATCAGTCCGTTCATGCAATGCATATTAGTCGGACTGCTAGCTAAAGTCAACAGTTGGACTGTTTGCGCGCCATCACTATTACTAATATCTTTCGCGCATGCCAGCCCAGCCCCTAACCCCGGAACAGAAGGCCGATGCCGAGCGCTTGCATGCGCGTTTCAAGGCATGGCAACAGGATCAGAAAGATCGGAGGCTGCCCTCCTCACAGGCAGAGGCCGCTTCCCGTCTTGAATTTGGCCAGAGCGCATTGAGCCAGTATCTGCAGGGGCGCATCCCCTTGAATGTGAAGACGCTAGCCAAGTTCTGCACGTTGCTTGGATGTGAGCCCGAGGACATCAGCCCATCACTGGCCGCAGAGATGAAAGCCATCTCCAAGCCGCTACAGCTCAGGCACCTGAACACGCCGGAAGCCGCCGAAGAATGGGTTCAGGAGCAAATCCAGGAGGCGAACCTGTTTGCGCACTTGGATAAGTCAGAACTGCGTGCCATTGCCGAGAGCAGGGGATTCCCTGCCCGGCCAATTGCGGTCTACAACACCTTGGAAGAACTTCCACCAGAGACAACTGTGTTGATCACCCATGTGGACGTGGCTCTCTCGGCTGGAAATGGACGCGAGACTTGGCACATCGAAGAAAAAGAGCCTCTGCCCTTTCAAGCCGACTACATTCGACGCCTTGATGCAAGCCCAAAGAATCTGGTGGCGGTAAAAGTGCGCGGAGACAGCATGGAGCCACGCCTGTTCAACGATGACACGGTGGTAGTGGACAGGGCTGATCGGCGTATTCCCGCTAGCGGCGGAGTGTTTGCCATCGTCTATGCCGGGGAGATGCTGGTGAAGCGCCTATTCAAGCTGCCTGACGGCTCGATAGACATTGTCAGCGACAATCCGAAGTACAAGTCGCTGGTTGTTCAACCTGACCAACTCGAGCACATAGACATCGTCGGCAGGGTGAAATACCGGTCCGGAATGGGGGACTTCTAACTATATGAACCGCCTTCTCGCATCACTCATTCTGGCATTTGCCGGAGCTGCAGTCGCGCAAAATAGCGATCTGCTACCAATGCCGCACCCAAAAGCCCTCGAGCTTGCCGACAGTCGTTGCGATGACTTGGCTTTCTCGGCTGGCAATAAGAAGGTTGGCGAGGCTTGCAAGAAGGACAACCACCGTGGCTTCGAGGAGCTATCCCGCCTTCGCGGGGATCCTGAGATCCGAATCGAATTCTGGGCGGCTTGCCAGAATACGGTTGGCTTCAGGGCTTCCACGGACTACCTGAGCTGGGCGCAATGCGCTCGATTCGTGCGCACTTCGTGCCCTGCCTCTAGGATCGCGTCTGACGATGATGTGCGTCGATGCTTGCGAGCCATTCAGAGCGGCGGCTGGATACTGAACCCTTCTGCGCGGTAGGCATTCTTCCATTCGGCCAGTAGCCCGCCATCGAGCGGGCTTTTTTTCGGTCACGTCAGTTGGCATGCCTCTGCTGTTACAAATAAATATTAGTCCGACTCTTGACCACAAGAATCAGTCGGACTAATATTCATCCATCGACGCACCACACGGTGCCAGCAGATGGAGAGCAGCGATGGTCAATGCAGTCACCCCCACGGAACGCCTGGTGTGCCAAGCCCTTGTGGCCGACGGCATGTACTGCGCGGACCAAGGTCTAGACGACACCCACGTCTACATGGCGCCCATCGCGAACGCTCTGCTGCGCGGTGACCTTGGTGATCCGGCCATGGCCTCGCTGGGCCGTGAGCTGGTGCAGCAGTTCCTGCGGGACATCCGCAACGCCGTCGCCGAGGAAGAAAAAGCCGCCGACGCGCTGATCGCCGAAGAGGAATCGCGCGGCCGGCTCGAGCACTCGCTCGGCATGTCCATCCCCTACGCCGCCTGAATCATGACCTACGAAGAGACCCGCATCGTCGTCGTGATGTTTGGCTTCGTCGCGATCCTCGCCATCTTCGCCGGTGTCGCTGTGTGGGCGACGCGCGGGAGCGATGAGATCGAGACGTTCATGGATGAACTGGAAGAAGAGCGCGCCCAGCGGCGTCGGTACTGACAAGGGGATGACGATGGACTTCCAAGCGATCAAGAAGGAATACAACGACGCCGCTGACGCACTGCGCTGCGCCGACGTGGAAACCGATGAGATGCGCATTCGATATGACCGCGCGTTGAAGGCATTCAATTCCGCAAAGGCGCAGATGCATCAAGGCCCTGAACCGAAGCCGGCCGAAAGCGATGCGTGGTGGAACTCGCCGCTTGCCGCCTCGATGTGGAAGCGCGATGCGCGCGACCTTCGCGCCTAACCCACCACTGACAACGAGGAGAAGCAGACATGGGCAAGACGTTCAAAGAGCCGGCCTTCCCGGTTCCTGGGCTGCAGCACGACGAAGACTTCAACGGCATGTCGCTGCGTGATTACTTCGCTGCGAAGGCGCTAGGCGGAATGCTGGCATCGGAAGAAGAAGGCGCCGTGTACAGCGCAAAGAACGTAGCAGAGCGGGCCTATGAAATGGCTGACGCAATGCTCGCGGCTCGCGCCTGACCACCAAGGAGCCTGACCATGAATACGAAGCACACGCCGGGGCCGTGGACGTTCTCGAGCTCGGAGCAGTGGGGCGACACGCGGTTTTACGTAGCGCAGCAAGAAGACGCGCCATACACGCCGAATTACTCGGATGTGGCCACGCTTATCGCCGAGACGGTCAGCGGCGAATACGTCCGAATTCAGGAAGCCAACGCCCGCCTGATCGCAGCCGCGCCGGAACTGCTGGAGGTATTGCAGGAAGCCCTCGTGCTGATTCCTGACGCCTACGAAACGAAAGAGCGAGCTCTGCGAGCCATCGCCAAAGCCACGGGAGCCTGACATGCACCTGACCGACAACGAAGCCGCCATGCGCGCGGCAGAGCGCGAGAACCAGTTCGCGCGCAGGGCCCGCAACAACCGACGCCTGAACGCCGCCGTCCTGCTGCTGATCGCCGCCGCGACTGCCGCGTACTTCATCCCGCCGCAATGGGGTCTGTGATGCGCGTTCCCTGCCCCGAGGTCGTCGACTACCACGAGTACCGCACGCTGGCCGAAGCCTTCGGGCCTGGTGCGGAGCTCGCCAAGCAGCCCACGTGGAAGGACTGGGCCGCAGCAATCGCAACTGGCATCGGTGCTGGCGTCGTGATGGCTTTCGTCGTCGGCTGCGCTGCTGGCGCCCTGATTCGATAACAACGAGGAGCAAACCAAGATGATCGAAGCAAAGAACACTACTGCGCTCACGTTGCCCGAGCGCGCCGCTATCGCGCTTGGCACCGCCGAGCATGAGGCCAACCTGCTGATGCTGGCGAAGAAGCATGCCGACATCGTCGAGATCAAGAACACGGCTGGCCGTGAGCAATGCCACGCCGCCATGATGACCTTGGCCAATGCACGCATTGCCATCACCAAGGCGGGCAAGGAAGCGCGCGACGACGCGACGAAGTTCTCGAAAGCCGTGATCGAAGAGGAAAAGCGCCTCATCTCGATCATTGAGCCGGAAGAAGCCCGGCTGCGCGGGTTGCGCGATGCGTGGGACGCAGAGCGCGAGCGCGAGAAACAGGCCAAGGCGGAAGCCGAAAAACGACGCATTGCCGCGCTGCAGGAACGTATTGCAGAGATTCGCGGCGCTGTTGCCGCCGCAGCGACGTGCAAGCCCGCACTGGTGCTGGAGCACATCGGCGACATCGAGCGCATGGTGATCGACGCCAGTTTCGAAGAATTCCAAGGCCAAGCGCAGCTTGCCAAGGATGAAACGCTGGACAAATTGCGCGAGATCCACGCCCAAGCCATCGCCCGCGAAGAAGAAGCGGCGCGCCTGGCGGCCGAGCGAGAAGAGCTGGACCGCCTGCGCAAGGCCGAAGAAGAGCGTCAGGCCCAGGCTGCCGCAGCCCGTGCTGAAGAAGAGCGCCGCCTTGCCGCCGAGCGGGAAGCCCAAGAAGCGCAGCTGCGAGCCGAACGCGAAGCACACGAGTACCAATTGGCCGCCGAGCGCGCCGAGGCTGATCGCGTCGCCCGCGAAAAGCTGGCAGCCGAAGAAGCCGAACTGCGGGCGCAACGCGAAGCGCAGGAAGCGGAAGCGCGCCGCCTCGCCGAGGAACGCGCCCAGCTGGAACGCCAACAACGCGAAGCCGAAGAACAGCGCAAGCGCGAAGAGGCGCAACGCGCCGCAGCGGCACAGGCAGCGGAAGAGCAACTGCGCGGCGCGGCCCATCTGCTGCTGGCGGCCTGCAAGGCAGCGCTGGCCGAAGGCCCGGACATGTTCTGCGCGGCACAACTGCGCGCGGCTATCGACGCCGCCGAGGTTGTCGACGCCGAGATGCCGAAAGCCGCCTAACCATTTTTCCACCACGCCCGGCCGAGTCTCGGGTTAGGAGATCACCGTGAACGAAGTAGCAGCAGTCCAACCGCAGCAGTTTGACCTTTCACCCCGCAACCTGCAGGAGGCCATGGAGTTTGCCGAGCATCTGGCCGATTCGTCGATCGTGCCCAAGGACTTTCAGGGCAAACCGGGCAACGTCCTTGTCGCGATCCAATGGGGCATGGAACTTGGCCTCAAGCCGATGCAGGCCATGCAGAACATCGCCGTCATCAATGGCCGCCCGTCCCTGTGGGGTGATGCTGTGCTCGCGCTGGTTCTGGCGTCGCCCGCATGCGAATACGTCAACGAGTACGAAGAGAACGGCACGGCTGTATGCGTGGTGAAGCGCCGCGGGCACGACGAGCATGTCGAGCGCTTCGGAGATGCTGAAGCAAAGACGGCCGGCTTGCTGAACAAGTCTGGTCCGTGGACTCAGTACCCGAAGCGGATGAAGAAGATGCGCGCCCGGGCGTTCGCCCTGCGCGACAAGTTCAGCGACGTGCTGAAGGGCATCCCGATTGCCGAGGAAGTCATGGACATCCCGACGGAGCGCGACATCACGCCGCGCAATGCGTCGCCGTCTCAGATTGCCAAAGCGGCACTGCCGAAGCCAGCGGAACGCGACGATCGCCTCAACAACATCATTGCCGACCTGGAGATCGTCGCCAAAGAAGGCGGTGCTGATCCTCTGGCGGATGCCTGGGGCAAGTTGACCAAGGATGACCGCAAGGCCATCGGCCCAGATGAACTGGCGCGCCTCAAGGCGCTGACCGGTGAGGCTGCACCGAGCGATGCAGAAAATCAGGAGCAAAGCAATGGCTGATCAGCGCACCGAAGAGTGGTATCTCGCTCGCGCCGGCAAGCTGACCGCATCGTGCTTTGTCGACATCATCAGCACGACCAAGGGCGGCAAGCCCACCGCCGCGCGAGGCACGCTCATGCGCAAACTGGCTTTCGAGCGCATGGCCGGCACACCTGCGCATGAGATCGGCGGCCGGGCTCTGACGTGGGGCACGGAAGTTGAAGAGGCGGCCGTCCAGACGTACGAACTCGTCAGCGGCAACATCGTCGAGCGCAGCCCGTTCCTGCTGCACCCGCGCTACAACTTCATCGGCGCTTCGCCCGACGGGCTGGTCGGCACCGTCGGCGGCATTGAAATCAAGTCGCCACACGATGAGGCAGTGCACATCAATACGTGGCTCTGCGGCATGCCCGAAGAGCACATGCCGCAGGTGCAGGGAAACATGATGGTTACCGGCCGTGCCTGGTGGGACTTCATCAGCTACGACCCGCGCCAGTGCGAGCGGTTGCGCCTCTACGTGCAGCGCATTCTCCGCGACGACGACTTCATCAGCGAAATGCTGGCCGCCCTGCTGCAGTTTGAAGCCGAGTTGCAGCAAATGGTCGCCGAATTGGAACGGAAGAGTGCCTGACCATGGGAAAAGGAAAAAACTCCGACGTGTCTGGCCTGATGGCCAGCAATGCCGCCAAGCGGCGGCGCACTCACGAGCGCGTTGTTGCGGCGCTGAAAGAAGCTGGAAGCGCGGGCTTGGCCTTCCACGAATTGCGCAAGAAAACCGTTGCATTGGACACATCGCTGCGCGCAATTCTGACGCTGCTGCGCGAGGAAGGTTCGGTGCACATCGGCTGCTTCAAGTTGATGCGCCGTCAGCTTGTCCCGTCCTATGTGCTCGGCGCTGGCGTGGACGCATGCATTGACGATTACCGTCACCTGCAAGAAAAGGCGACGGCAGCCGAAGCTGAAGACGCAGAGGAAGCCGCGCGTGCAGAAATGCGCCGCCGGCACGCAGCATGGCAATCGAAGTTTCGCCCGCACCGCGACGTAGCGGCAGCCTGGATCACGGTTTAGACGAGGAAGACATGGACAAGAACAACGGTGGACCGGCGTTTCCCAATCCCGCGTTCTCTGATGTTTCTGGAATGAGCTTGCGCGATTGGCTTGCTGGCTTGGCGATGCAGGCAGCCTTCAGCGGCGGCCCGATTCCATCAAGTGCAAGCGAAAAGCTATACATCGCAATGCACGCCTACAGGATGGCCGACGAAATGCTCAACTACCGGGACTCCTAACATGCCATCCGATCTGATAGAGGCGCAGCTTGCGAAGCTGCGCGAAGCGTTTGAAGACTGGTGGGCTCGTGAGCGAGGTCATGTCAAGCCGGAAAGATTTGCCGACGGCGAATACAAGTTCCCCGCTCCCTACGCGGCTTGGAATTCATGGATCGCCTGCGCCAAGCACCTTGAAGAGGCGGTGAAGGATGCGGCCCGCTACCGACAACTGCGCAGCGGCCAGAAATTCAGCATCGTCAACGGAATCGGAGACGCGTTGCGTGCCGAAGAACTCGACACGGCCGTCGACGCCGCCATCGCCGCAACAAAGGAAGATGACGATGCTGAGTGAAGAACAGAAAGACGCAATATTTCGTCTAGAAGATGAAGCAGGCCAAAGCCAAAAATCCAAGGTTCAAGTGTTCCGTGAAGACTTAGTGGTGGCCCTGAACTTGGTCGGATTGCTCCGCGCGCATGCTGATGTGCAGCCCGTGGCATGGTTGCATGAAATGATCGAACCGGATGGAACGCATTTGAAAATGCATTCGTCGTCCGAATCCAACCCATGGGGAAACTGGCTGGAACAGCATCGAGAAAAGTGCGTGTACAAAGCGACAGCGCTCTACGCTGCCCCGCCTGCCGAATCTGCGCAACCTTTCTGTGTGCAGTGTGGTGACGGAATCATGGCGCACAACCCAGGCACTTGCGGCACCTGCCATGCGATGAACGCGCCTGCCGAATCTGCGGGCGAGCCGATCGACTTCGATATGTTCGGCAAGCCGATCTATGCATCCGTGATGCCGCAAGCCGCCCAGCAGCAGGCTGAGCCGAAGCGCTATTTGAACGAAGAAGAGAAGCGCAGAGAAGAGCTACGCAACAATGCTTGGAAACTGGCTGTAGACAATGAACTGGTAAGCATCGGATCTACTGCTGATTCATTTCCCGATGCTCGCACAGCAGTGGGAAAGCTGTTGGACTGGCATGTTGAAGTGGCTCTTGATCCCAAGGTATCTAAGGCTGCCCGTAATTTGAAATCACAAGGCTATGCCAAAGGATTGGCTGATGCCATGAAGAAGGTGCAGGCCGAGCCGGGGGCGGGTGAGCGCGCGGCGTTTGATCCGAATATTGAAGACCCGGCATTTCTCAAAGCATGGCCGGAGATTCAAAAAGCCGGATATGACTATGGATGGATGGGGATTGGTCTTGCCGCTTGGCGCGCCGCCCAGTCCGGCCAGCGGGCGGGAGAATTCATTTCAGACGCCAAGCTAAAACAGCTTGGCCAAGCACGTTACAACGCGGGATATGCGCAAGGTTTCCACGATGCAGGCCAGCGGGCGGGCGTGGTGGAGGATGTAGGCGTGCTCAAATTGAATCCGCTCACGCCATACGGAATGTTGGTGCGCGCTCTCCGGATCGTTGCCAATGCGACGTTGGCCGAAATGGCTGCCTACGTTGGGAAATCAGCGGCCCATCTATCAGCAATGGAGTTCGGTAGGAAGGAGGTAACGACACGCGATCATCTCGACGCCGCTCTTTTCTTTCATTCAAAGGGCATCCCATACACCGATCCGGCACTGATGGCAGCCGCCACAGCACACACAGAATTCGCCGCCGCCCCCACGCAGCAGGAGGGCGGGAAGTGATGCGTTATTTGTCCGTCTGCTCCGGCATTGAGGCTGCAAGTTGCGCGTGGAATCCGCTCGGCTGGGAAGCATTTGCCCTCAGCGAAATTGACCGGTTCCCAGCTGAAGTGCTGGCGCACCACTATCCGACTGTGCCCAACCTGGGCGATATGACCAAGTTCAAGGACTGGCCTGATGCAGCTATCGATCTTCTCGTCGGAGGAACCCCATGCCAATCCTTCAGTGTCGCAGGAATGCGAAAAGGACTGGCAGATCCGCGTGGCAATCTCATGCTCACCTATCTTGCCATTGCTGAGCGCTACGCTCCCCGCTGGCTGGTCTGGGAGAACGTCCCCGGTGTCCTGTCTTCAAACGAAGGACGGGATTTTGGCACCCTGCTCGGGGGGCTGGCAGAACTCGGGTATGGGTTCGCCTACCGCGTTCTTGACGCTCAATACGTCCGAGTGGAATCACACGCTCGCGCCGTCCCTCAGCGACGCAGGCGTGTGTTCGTTGTCGGACATCTTGGAGACTGGCGACGTGCCGCAGCGGTACTTTTTGAGCGCGAAAGCCTGCTCGGGCATCCTGCGCCGCGCCGCCAAGCGGGGAAAGGAATTGCCCCCACCCTTAGCGCGCGCACTAAAGGCGGTGGTGGACTCGGCACAGACTTCGAGTGCGACGATGGACTGATACCTGAAATCGCTCGCGCGTTGACAACCAGCAACCAGAGAATTGATGCGGAGACGGAGACGTTGCTCGTTGCGCATTCTCTGCGTGCTGAAGGTTTTGATGCCAGCGAGGACGGCACCGGACGAGGAACACCGTTGGTTCCCGTGCTCGCCTTTGATTGCAAAGCGAGCGGCCAGAATGGATTTTCCGTAGGCGATGTCGCTGGAACTCAGCGCGCCATGGGCCATGCGAGCAGCCACACAAACGGCGGAGGCCACCAGGCAGTCGCATATGGCAGCGCAGTTCGTCGGCTGACGCCACGAGAATGCGAGCGCCTGCAGGGATTCGCAGACGACTACACCGCGATCATCCGCGGAAGCAAACAGGCCGCCGATGGCCCGCGCTATAAGGCGCTCGGCAATAGTATGGCCGTCAACGTCATGCGATGGATCGGTGAGCGCATCAAGGCTGTAGAAGCGCTAACCATGAACCGCGCAGCCGCAGCCACTGGAGAGAGCAAGTGAGTGATCGAGAACTGTTGGAGCTGGCGGCTAAGGCGGCTGGCCTGCAAGACGCCGAGTACAAGGACATGGAGGGCTGGGGTGAGTTTCGCTATGGGTTCTCCGGTGCCATCTGGTCGGAAAGCCTAGGCGAGTATTGGAACCCTCTAGTAAATGACGGTGATGCGCTACGGCTGGCAGCAAAGCTAAGAATCTCCATAGATTTCCATGACTGCTGTGCATGGAGTCGAGGGGTATTCGGGCTCATTCAGGAATTCTGGGGTGGTGACTATCCCGACTGCCACCGCAACGCCATCGTCCGCGCAGCCGCTGAGATTGGGAGGCAGAAGTGAGTGAGCCGAAATACAGACCATGTCCGTTCTGCGGATGCGATGAAGAACCGCTCTTGCTGGGAAACGGCATCGGTGACAACTGGTTGGAATGCCGAAACTGTGGTGCTAGCACTCGCCTACGAGAGGATGGCGCGGGGAGTGATAGCGACTGGAACCGGCGCCCGACGTGCACGTGGACCAAAGATCCGGACGAAGACCACATGCCCGACACATACGACAGCGGATGCGGCGAGAAATGGTCGTTCATCGACGGCGGTCCAATCGAGAACTCTATGCGCTATTGCCACAGCTGCGGAAAGCTCTTGTTACTGGCTGGCGCACAACCTAGCGTGCAGGAAGGAGAGTGATGTTTGAAGCGTATCCGCTGCAGTGGCCGACAGGCCGGCCACGCACCGAGCAATGGAACCGCGAGGACGCGAATTTCAACGTGACGCTGGGCCGCGCGCGCGACAACGTGGTGCGCGAAGTGACGCTGCTGTGCGGCGGCCGCTACGCGCGCGATCCGCAGATCGTCATCAGCACGAACCTTGCGCTGCGCCGCGACGGCTTGCCGCTAGCCAACCAGCGCCAGCCGGAAGACGTCGGCGTGGCGGTCTACTTCGTCTACAAGAAGCGGCAGATGTCATTCGCCTGCGACCGCTGGCGCAAGATCGAGCACAACATGCAGGCCATCGCCAAGACCATCGAAGCGCTGCGCGGCATCGCGCGCTGGGGCACCGGCGACATGCTGGAAGCAGCTTTCACTGGCTTCGCTGCGCTGACTGCACCAGCGGCTGAGAAGACCTGGCGCGAGGTGCTCGGCGTGGCGTCAGGCGTGTGCGACGTCGAAACGGTACGCGCGGCGTTCCGTCGGCAAGCTTCCGAACATCACCCGGATCGCGGCGGATCGCTGGAGCGAATGGCAGCCGTCAATGCGGCATGGCAGCAGGCAAAGGCCGAGTTAGGGCTATGACGAACGCAGCAGCACGAATCATCGAAACAACGAAACGAGAGTGGGGCTTAAAGTGAGCGATACTTTCCTCTCGCCCGAAGAGATCGAAGAACTGACCGGTGTGAAGATCGGCAAGAATAAGCGTACCCGCGAGCAATTGCAGATCGCTTGGCTGCGCGCGGCCGGGATTCCGTTCTGGGAGAATGCGCGCGGGCGTCCGATCGTAGCGCGCGCTGCAATCGAAGGGCGCCGCGCGGCCGAGGTTGCCGCCGCCGAGCCGAAAAAGAAGTGGCAGCCCCCCACTCTTGCACTCGTAGGCTGAAATCATGGGACGCAAGCCAACGCGAAACACGAACCTGCCGGCCGGGATGCGAGCTCGCCACCGCGGCGCGAAGACTTACTACTTCTACGACCTCGGCGGCAAGCCGCGCAAAGAACTGGCGCTGGGCACCGATTACGTTGAAGCAGTGCGTAAGTGGTCAGAGCTGGAGCAGGCCAAGGCCCCCGTAGGCGCCATCGTGACGTTCGATCAGGCAGCGACCCGCTATGTCGCGGACGTGCTGCCCACAAAGTCACCCCGCACTCGCAGCGACAACGTGAAGGAACTCGACAACCTGCGCGAGTTCTTCGCGGGGGCGCCGCTCGACGAGATCGAGCCGACGCACGTTCGGGCCTATTTCCGCTGGCGTGCCGAGAAGGCGCGGAAGTGGTACGAGGAGAAAGGCCGCACGGCACCGCACGATGCAGGCCATGTGCGCGCGAATCGCGAGGTTGCCCTGTTCTCCCATGTCTTCAACTATGCCCGTGACTCTGGCCTCACCAAGGCGCCGAATCCTTGCGCAGGCGTGAAGCGGAACGTCGAGGAAGGCCGTGATGTGTACGTAGAAGATGATGTGTTCGCCGCCGTGTACAAGGCGGCGGATCAGCCGCTGCGCGACGCTATGGACTTGGCCTACCTGACCGGGCAGCGGCCGGCTGACACCCTCCGATTTGACGAACGCCACATCAACGGCACCAATGAGCTGGAAATCCAGCAGGGCAAGACGAAGAAGAAACTGCGCATCGCGGTGGTGGGCGAACTGGCCGTTGTGGTCGAGCGCATCCGGGCGCGCAAGAAGGGCTACAAGGTGGTGAGCACGGCGCTGGTCGTCAACGAGTCTGGGCAGAGGCTGGGCCGCGATGCCCTGCGCTCGCGCTTCGACAAGGCACGCGAGACTGCGGGCATCGAGAAGGATGCGTTCCAGTTTCGCGACCTGCGCGCCAAGGCTGGCACGGACAAAACCGACATGTCGGGAGACATCCGCCAGGCGCAGATCCAGCTCGGCCACTCGTCTCTCGCAATGACCGAGCACTACGTGCGGCAACGCCGTGGCGACAAGGTCAAACCTACCCGGTAAACCGTTCCGCAAACCGGGTTCGCCATGCGGTGGAATGCGGGTCTGCGGGCATCTAGCCAGCGTGTTTTGCGGAACGTTCTTTATACCTAAGTGTTTGACGCACCTATAAATTGGGGTGGACTCTTAATCCGTAGGTCGAGTGTTCGAGTCACTCACGCCCCACCAGAACTCGCGTAAAAAGCCCAGTCCTCACCGACTGGGCTTTTTGCTTTTCCGCAATCCGACGGCATTTCCGCAAAACGTCAGTCGACACCCGGCTCGCGCTCATACCCGTCGCACGGGTAACTCGTGTTCGGAAGCCCTCGATCGCATCCCGCAACATAGCTCACCCAGTGCACTGTCGGATGACCATGCACCTTGACGATGGCGTGCGAGCACGTCCAGCACTTGCGTTCCCTGTGCAGGATGTCGCTCCAATGAAGGCCCTCGTCGAGTCCTGGGCATGATGGGGTTTTCATACTGTATAAATATACAGTATTCAAAAAGGTGCCCCGCTCTATCATGGGCCGACCCCACGGGAGCCGCCCATGTGCTACTCAGCCCAGATCAAAGCCGACTACAAGCGCTTCGTCAGCGAGTACGGCGCAATCATGTCGCTCGACGAGTTCACGCGCCTGGTGACCGAATACTTCAAGAACCCGGGCTCGGTGAAGTTTCCGAAGGCCATGACAGCGCCGTTCCTGGAATCGCCGGAGACGGAGGAAGAGAAAAAAATTGCGGAGGTGCTGCGAGCCGGTCAGGAGGCTGAAGAGATCAAGCTCCTACAGGAGCTCGCCAAGCAACGCGAACGATTGGAGAAGGCGCGGGCCGCTGTGGAGCGCAAGGCCACGAAGACCGCGACCGAAGAGCTGCGCAAGGCCTCGAACAAGGTGGCTTGGGTGGAGGGCAAGCTCGACGAGCTGAGGAGCAACGAGATCAAGCCGCGCGACTCGCGGATATTCCCGGGCTGGTACGCACCCGTGATGATCTGGGAGAACGGCCGCCGCGTCATCAAGCCCATGCGCTACCAGTGCCGGCCTGCCGGAAAGCCAGAGTTCTACGACACCAAGTACCCAGGCACGTACAACGCGCGCATGGACAACCTGCGGGGGTTTTGGAAGGGCCAATACGGCCACACGCACGGCGTGGTGCTGGTGGACGCCTTCTACGAGAACGTGAAGGATGCGCAGGGAAGGAACGTCATCCTGGAGTTCCGACCGGACCCTCCGCAGACGATGATTGTGGCCTGCCTCTGGTCGCACTGGCGGGCGACCAAGCCGGGCGAGAAGGATCTGCTCTCGTTCGCCATCATCACGACCGACCCGCCGCCGGAGATCTCCGAGGCTGGACACGACCGCTGCCCGGTGCCGATCAAGTCCGGAGACCTGGACGCCTGGCTGAACCCCGACCCGAACAACCTCGAGGCGATAGACAAGATCCTTGCCGACAACGCGATGCCGCACTTCACGCACAGCGTCGCAGGGTAACGGTCACCGGCATGCGCCCAAAGCGGCAAGAAGGCGCTTTTCGTAGCCCTTTCGTAACTCGAGTTCCGCCAGCGCTGCCTTGTAGAACTCGAAGTCGCTGGCCGACGCCGGCACAGCCGCGAGAGGCCACGCCGGCACCGCGATCTCCGGCACGTTGCACGGAACCGGCACAGGCACCTTCACCTCGACCGGGTTTTCGATGACCTGCGGCGCGCTGGCGCAACCGGCCAGCAGCAGGCACAGCGCGGCAGCGCGCATCATGGCTGGCTCCCGGTGTAGTTGAGCCGAAGCGCGTGCAGCGACGCGCAGGCATCTAGGCCCGGCTGCTGCGCCAAGATGCGGCCGGCAGCGATGCTGTACTTGGCCTGCTCTGCCTGGGCCGCCTTGTCAGCCGCCTCCGCAGCGGCCTCGCGCGCAACCGCTGCCTTCTGCATGGCGGTAACCGCCTGGCTCTGGCGTGCCAGCGACGCCCCAAGCTCTTTGTTGTCCTCCCGCGCCTTTGCCAAATCGGCCTTGGCTTGCGCGAGTTCGGCACGCGCCGTATCGCGCTCGTGCCTGTAGATCATGCCGACGGCGGCGGCCATGCCGATCACCAGCAGTACCGCCACGATCAGGATGCGCTTCACGTCGCCGAAAAGCCAGTCGGCGACCTTCTCAATGACCATCAGCATGGTGGATGACCTCATTGGGGGTGAACTGGTAGCCGTCGATCGCGTACCGCTGGGCGATCCAAAGCGGGAAAGGCATGTCGTGGATGCCGGCGTCCTTGCCGGTGTGGTGCTGCTTGCAGAGCAGCAGGCCGTTGACAGTCATGTCGTCGACGAACAGGTAGGGGTCAGCGGGCACGCGGTACTGAGCGGCCAGGTGCCCCTTCACCGCCGGCGCCGTTACTGTCGTGGCATCCTTGAAAAAGCCATCCCAGTTGAACGCCGCGGCACGCGCGCCAAACTCGCCGGCCTTCGCCTGCTCGGCGACGCGCTCCCAGTTGATGAGGTTGGCAAGCGAGCGCTCGATCGGGTGGTGGTGCGCTTCCAGCGGATGCCCGCTCTCTTCTGCGGTACACCCGCAGATGAAACAGCGGCCGCCCTCGCGCTCCATCAGCAACTTCTTGGAGCGCAGGAACAGCGGCGTCGTGACGCGCGCCTCGTGGCCAGGCAGCATCACGTCGACGGCCAGCGTCTCTTTCTCTTCGTGGGTATCGGTGACGGCCATGCGGCCCTCCAGAGATGCAAAAGCCCCGCGCTGGGCGGGGCCGGTATGGACGAGTTTGGACGGTTATGGCTCAGGCCATAAACAGCTTCTGTTCTGCCTCGCGCCGGAGTGTCAGGCCACGAAGCACTCCGCCGCCGGCCTTGTTCCAGCGCGGGAACTCAGCGGCTGCACCCCGCATGTCGCCGGCGTTCAGCTTGCGCAGCAGGGTCGACGAGGCGAGATTGCCCAGCCCGCAATTGAAGGCGAACGACACCAAGGCGTCGAATTGTCCTTGTGTGACCGGAACCTTGAGCATCGCGGTGACGCCTTTCTCGAAACGCTGGATGTCAGCGGACAGCAGCGCGTCCGCCTGCTCCTGCGTGATGACCATCCCGAGCCAAACATTTCCCGTGTGGCCCCAGCCGATTGTCAAAACGCCCACGGCATCCCGGTAGGCGGTCAGCCGGCACTTCTCGAAGCTCTTGATCAGGGCGATGCCTGCGGCCGACGTTTTCATCTGCTCATCCATGGGTGCCGCCTGTTGCGATCTTGCGCACATCGTCCGCGACCTCGGACGCAACCTCCGCCAGATCCTTGTCCTTGCGCTTGTTCAGAAAATTGAACGCCCACCGCACGAGCGACCAGCCCGGCAACCCGCACACGAAGTAGATGCCGCCCAGCGCCATGGTCCCGTTGGTGGTGGTCATCCAAGCCGCCAGGCCGAGGTACTGAATCACCGCCGCACCGCCGCACAGGCTGGCCACCACCGTCGAGATCAAGGCAACAGCCCACTCGCCCCGCGTGCGCGGCAGCGTCATCACCATCACCACAATCGTCGCAAGCACGCTCGCACCTCCTGCCACGGCGGCCGGGCCGCCCAAGGCTTTGAAAGCGGCCGCACCTGCGGCCCCCGCTGCCGCGCTGCCGCTGATCGGTTCGGACATTCAGACCCCCAGAAATGAAAAAGCCCGCGGGATGCGGGCAAAGAAAAACCGCCCTCATGGGGCGGTCGTGTTGTCTCGTCGTCTGCGTATCAATCTATGCCGCGCTGCGTTGATCGCGTCCTTCAATTCGATTGGCGGCAGCACGTTGGATGGCCTGCGCCAGCTTTTTGCCGATTTCCTGGCTGCGCGCTTCAATGAGCACGTGCATCGCCCATGCGATCGCGGTCACCGCCGCAGTCACGACACCAAATGCGAGAACAGCGTTCCAGCCGCTCCCGATGAGGTAACGCAGGGCGATGTACCCGATCGGTGCGTGCACGGCATACAGCGGATAACTGATGCGCGCGAAGAAGCGGATCACCGCGCCGCCGTCCCACGATCGACGCCAGGTGTAGAGCGCCGCGAAAATGGCGAGCGCGAAGGCGTAGGATGCCGGCACTTCGACTGGCGCCTTGTTGTACCACTTGATGCCAATGAAAGCGCCCAGAAGCACCGCGCACAGCGTGCCCAGGCTCCGCGACGACAGGCGCCCCATGTAGTGGTAACTAAATCCCACGCCGATGCCCATATAGGCCAGGAACGGCAGCGCCCATGCAAAGTTGGCTGGCGGATTCCAAGACATCGGGAAGTCGGCGTGCAACGGAGCCGAGGCAACCGCCAGTGCGGCAACGACCAGTGTCGGCCAGAGCCGTTGGGATGCTACTGCGCCCCAAAACAGAAGGATCAGCAGGTAGAACTTCGCTTCTACCTCAAGCGTCCAGACGACGCCGTCAACCTGCGCCACGCCGATCCAGTCCCGGAAGAGCGAGACGTTGGCCAGGTAGATTGAGAGCGTCCCACGCTCAAACGGCACCCCGTTGTGCGTAGTCGCCCAAGACCAAGCACCAAAGCTAATTGCCAGTCCTGCTGCGTAAGTCGGAACAAGGCGCAGCAGGCGCGCCGTGACGAAAGCCGCTCGTCCCATAGGCGCGCGCGCATACGACCGGACAGAGATCGGGAGTACGAGGCCGCTGACCAAAAAAAAGAGGGCGACACCCAACGCACCAAGGTGAACCGGCTTGATCAGATCGTTCAGCCACACCACCGAAGCGGGGAACGAATTTCCTGGCAGAGCCGCAAAGCCGCCATATTGACCATGGATCTGGTCAAACATCACGACATAGTGCGAGACGAGCACCACTAGCGCGGCGATGCCGCGCAGGGCGTTGGCGAAGGCGAGACGGTCAGGTTGCAGTTGCATGGGGCCAGATTATGGCACCCAGCGCCCGCGGGCGACATGGTGCCTCATCAAGAGGGCTGCTCTGGCCACGCAACCGGGTCCACGGTGAGGTCCAGTCGGTTCAGCGCAACCCGGTACGCTTTCCATTTAGCGAGGCCTGACGTCTCTGCCTGTGTGGCGATGCCAAGGTCAACCGCGTCTTGCAACGGCGCCATCTGCTGGCTTGCGTAATCCATGAGAGCCGAGCGGGTGGCCTGCTTCTGTGCCAAGGTCGGCACGGGCGGCACCGGCGCTGCAAACACCTTCCCGTTGTATGTCCATCCCTGATCGGGTGTGCCTGTGGCCTTGGTCACCTCGACGAGCGTTTGCACGATGTCCGGCACGAACCGTTCCTCGATCGGCACTTCGACGTCGTTGCCGTCTGCGTCTTTGGTGGCGAATGGCTGAATGATTTCGACAACCACCCCACCCTCGATGCGCGCGTAGGTCTTCATTGGATGTTCCCGTATTCCGTGACGATGATTACGCCGGGGGCGCCGGCACCCCCGATTTGTCCTGAAGCGCTGGCCCCAGTTGCGCCACCCCCTCCGCCGCCCCCAAAGGACTGTGCAGTCAGGCCCGCCGAATTTGCACTCCCCAATCCATTCGCGCCGCCGCCGAACATGGACGCGCCACCGGCGCCCGATAGATAGCTCGTTGAGGAGGCAGGCGCGGGGCCGGCGCCGTTGCCGCCTGGCGCACCCTGTGCGTTCAATACGTTACCGCTGGTTGGCAACGCGCCCGGCGCACCACCAAGCAACACAAACGGCGTCCCGGTCGGGCCGGAAGGCTGACCGCCTCCACCACCCGCCGCCGAGAGCAGGGCTCCGAATGACGTGGTCCCACCATTGCCGCCGTTGCCAGAGACTCCGCCAGCAGAACCGCCCGCACCTATGGTCATCGTGACGCCAGAAAACCCCGACGTAAGGTAGCTCTCGGCATACGAGCCACCGGCGCCCCCTGCTCCGACCGACTGCTGGCCAGAGCTCGTTGCACTGCTGCCGCCGCCACCACCACCGCCGCCGACGAGCTGAACGCGCACGGCCAAAGTTCCGGGAGTAGGCGTGTATGTGCCACTCGCCGTAAAGCGGCGAACATTCAGGATGGCACCGGCCGTGTACTTCCGGAACAACGATGAATATTGGAACTGAGCCGATCCGCCAACCGCATACCAGATGCCCGAAGCTCCGAGAGATTCCAACTCGAGCGTGTCGCCGGGGCTCAAAACAAGCGTTGTCTGACTGCTACCGTTTGTCGCTACGAATCTGTCGGAACCAGAACACACCACACTGGCGGTACCACCACTGTAGTTGAAGAACTCCAAACGCTGGCCAGCCGAAGTATCCGATACTGCCGGAAGCGTGATGGTGAAACCCCCACTGCCAAAAATGGGGATCGACTGCCCCATGTTTGCAGCGGTCAACACAGTGCTGGCATTGACTGGATTCAGAACAGCACTAATACCGACGGATTTGGCCACCGCAAAAACAGCCGACGTCAAATTCGCGAGCAGCGCAGCCGTGGTTCCATCATCGACAGCGTTCTGACCGGTCTGATTCACGATGAACTGCGCCAGCACAGCGCTCATGATGCTGGATTGGCGCCACGTCTTGTTCAGCGCTGCAGACTGTGCGACGCCAGACTGGTAACCAGTCGAGACCGCACTGAGAGCAGCGTACTGTGACTGCGTCAGGACATTGGCGCCGGCGCCAGTGGCGAACGGTAGGAAGTCGTTTTGCAGGGCCAATTGAGGGCTCCAGAAAAGGAAAAAGCCGCCCGAAGGCGGCTTGTTGCGAATTAGCAGGAAATCAGGCCGCTACTGCCCAAGACCCGGTGTCGAATCCTCCGATGTACTGGTTCTGCACATCGAACCCGAACAGCGGCGTATTGCTGGCGGAGGGAACTAGGTATGTGGCGCGCACTCCCTCTGGCTTCAGTGGCAGGTATCCCCCGGAGAACAGCGAACGCAGCAGCGCGCTAGGGATAGCCCCCGAGACGCCTACCGTCATCGTCATGTCCTGGCTGTCCTGGATGAAAATGTAGCTCCCAGAACCATTGAGCAGATTGGCGTAGGCGGCCGCGGCGCCTGGAATCGTTCCGTCCCAACTGTTGGCTGCAATCTTGGCGCGGATCAGCGTCCGGTAGGTCGCGTCGTCCAACGACGTCAGCCCTGTGCTCGGATCGAACGGTCCCTGCCAGTTGCCCTGATCGAAGCCTAGGCCGGCGGTATCGAACGAGAAGTAGACGCTGAGGGGCGTCCTGACCTGTCGCTTGATCCCTGCCCACTGCCCTACGGCATCCAGTTGTACGCCCACCGCCTGGTCAAGATCGAAGGCGGCGGGAATCGACTGGGCGACGTTGATCTGGTCTGCGAAGCACTGAGCGACGATGGACATCATCGCCATGAACTTCGGCTTGTCCGCATGCTCCGTCGTGATGAGCGCGGTGTAGTCGGAAGCCTGTGCCATGTCAGGTGACCGTGATGGTTACGCTGGAAGATGGCGTGAGCATCTGCCCGGCATGATTGAAAGCCAGTGGCACGTCAGGCGTTCCAGCGCCCCCCGGACCACTCAGCGTGAAGGACGTGATGCGGAATGTATTGCTGCCCGCCACTGACTTGGCCGCAGAAAGTGCCGAATCCCATTCCACCGTGCCGCCCGGAGCGCCACCGATAGCCACTGCGTTCACGTAGGCAGCCACCGCGTTCTGGATGGCTGCGCCGATTGACGACGTGTAGCCGGCCAGCGCTTTGAGTGTGATGGCGCATGTGATGGCATCGTACGTCGGGCGATAGAAGCTGATCGGATGCGCGATGCCATAGGCGTCGGTCACAGAGACAGTCGTTGTGCCAAACGTGCCGGTGCCTGGTGTCTTCTTCGCCGCAATGGCGGTCGCAATAGCGGTAGAGTCACCTCCCTCTACCACGAGGCAAATACTGTTGCCAGGAATACCGTTGGCATCCGCCACCTTCGTGTCGTTCTCGTACGGAGTCACGCGAGTGACTCCCGGAACAGCCCACACGGCGCCTACGGTGCCCTCGAGCACCGTGCGGGATGGAAGCGCCGTCGAAACTGCCTGTCGCGCCTTCAGTTGCGAATCGGTTTCGACGGGCGCGCCGGCGGCGGCCGCCGTCAAGTTCGTCACCGACTGCCAACCGAGAGTTGGTGTCGCGATCTGGTTCACGGTGCCGATGCCGGCTTGTACCGCACCTGCAGTCTGACACGTCGCCGTGACGGTAATAGTGCCGCTCGGCGGAATTGTCACGCTGGCCGGCAGATTCCACTTGTTCCCGTTGGCATCCTGCGTCACGCCGTTCGTGATCACGGTCCCGGCTGCGCCGATAACCACCTGGTCAACCGTCGAGTTCGTCGGCGTGTTGCGCTTGAGGCCGTTGATCTTGACGACGCTCGACAGGTTGGCGTTCTGCGCTGTCGCCGGCGAGAACGCATTGTATGCACCGATGATCGAGGCGTTCAGGTCATTGATGGGCGTGGCAATTGCGGCCACCAGGAACTGGTAGTCCTGCGAATCGCTGCCGAGGTAGACATCGGCACCATAGATGCCCTGATACTTCGCGATGACGTACTGCAGCACATCCGAGAACGCAGGCGCGTGGATGCCAGACGCGTCGATGACCGGCGCGACAGAGGTGATGGTCATAGCGAGGTCGAAAATGTCGTTTGTCCGTACTGCGTGTTGATCGTCGCCGTAACCGTGAGCACGCGTGCCTGTGAGTCCACCGAGCTCGAATAGCTCACGATCTCCGTCACGCCTTGTGTGCCGAGAATGCGGTCCCTGATTGCCGCGTCGTACTGGTCCTTCGTGTACTTCCCGAGAACCTGCGTGTTCCAGGGCGTGCCGTCGGTGACATCGAGGAACCATTCGCCTAGCGTGAGCCGCAGGCGCGTCTGCACGGCCTGCGCAACAGCCTCGGCTTGGTCCCGGTAGAAGTCACCCTGCTGGTGCCCCCACGTGTAGTCGCCGTTGGCGTCGAGCTTTCGGTACCGCATGGTGATCCTTAGTTCACGGGTCCGGTGTTACCGCCCTGCGGGTCGGAGTGGGTGTGCGTGTCGTCGACTCGCTTCCCGTTCGCAGTGATCTGGCCGATCACGTTCAAGATGCCGTTGAAGACTGCCGCTGCACCGCTCGCGGCGCTGCCGACCATGCCGCCCACGAAGGTCAGCAACCCGCTGATCGTCACGCCGGCGGAAAAGGTGGAGAGCGGCGCAATCACGTCGAAGCCGCCGGGCGCGACGATCTTCACCTTCTTCGTCGACGGATTCAGGTCGATGTACGTGGCGCCATCATTGCTGCGTAGTTGCGTGCTGGCCGTGCTGATCCCGCCGATCTTCGTGGCCTGCGAGAAGAAGCCCACGAAGGCGAAGCCGTCGCTCAGGTCGTGGATGCGCGGGTCCATAGGAGCCTGCACGCCACCGGACTGCCACCACCCATCAATGCAGCGCGCTGCGAACACCACCAGGCATTCATCATCCTTCGCAACAGGAAACGTCAGGGTGCATCCGCCGCCGCGGGGGAAGTGCACCGGCACATCAACCAGCAGCGGCATGTTCACAAACTGCGCCGTCCCGTCCGGCGCATGGACGATGCCCTTGATCGCCAATTGGACCGTGGCGGTGACGGCGCCGGCGTTGAACGACTGAATGATCCCGGGCATCGACGTCCAGAGGCCCGAGCGGAGCCCATCAAGGGCCACCCGCAGCGCTTCCTCAGGGTCATCCCAACGTTCTCGGCTATCCACTTGTCACCGCGTTTGTGTAGGTCGACGTCAGCGGAGCCGTGCCGTTCACGCCCGCGCAGATCATCTCGGTGTAGAAGTCCTGACCACGCGTGTCGCCAGACTGGCTCAACGCGTAGACCTTGTAGAAGCCGTCGTCATCGAGACTCGGAAAGTAATTCGTCGCTGTGTAATCCGTGCTCAGCGGAGCCTGCTGGATGCTCGAGTTGTTGATCTGCACCCTCGTTCCCGGCTTGATGTTCGGGTTCAGCAGCGCTTTGACGATGATGCCGTCGACCGTCTGGATCGGATTTCCGATCATGCCGGTGGCCGACGTGAGCACGATCGCCTCACCGGGGACGAATCCATTGACGGGCACCATCTGCAGCTGCCCGTTCTGCACGCACCAATGCGTACCGCTGGCGCCGGCCAACTGGCGCAGGTAGTCGCGCGTCATGCCGTAGCAGACCTTACCGCGCGGCATCTTTGTAGGCGCAAATGCCGGGGTGAAACCGGCAGCGATGCCGTACCGCGCCATGGACTGCAGCAGCACGCGGTGATAGTCGGACTGCGACCAACCGGCGGCCAGCGTCGTGTTCGCCACCGACCAGTTGTAGGCCTCATCGCCGTCGGCCGCGATCAGGTCGATGAACGTGTCGGTCGCGTTCTCCCGGCCCTTGCGCACCTGTTTGATAGCGCCCGAGAAGATCAACCCGAAGTTGTCGCCGTAGCCGGCCTGCAGGAATACCTGTTTGAACTCCTTCTGGATGCTCTTTGCCGTGGCATCAGCCACGTTGTAGACGCGGATCGTCGTGTGCTTTGGGCTCTGCGTCGTAGCGCTGAATATCCGGAACGTGACATGCAGCTCGGACAGGTCAAGTCCTTTCCCGGTCGCATCGCCCACGATTAGGCTGACTCGTCGAATCCACTGTTGCGTCATGTGGGGATCACGCAGTAGAGATGCGATTCCGTGCCTAGGTTGGTGAACGTCGGCGGCGCATCCGCCGCGTCGGTCTGCACCCAAAGCTCGAAGCCGAACGCCATGTAGGCGTACTGCGCCAGAAGATCGACGCCGGTAACCAGCGGGATGCCAGACAACAGCGGATTGCCGCTCACGTCGGCGATGTCTAGAAACCAACTGCCGGCTGCATCTCGCCAAGCCAGCGAAAACTGGTACTCGACACCAACGAGCGTAATGTTGAAGTTCTGCGGTTGCGCCGTGAGCGGGATCTCAAAGATGCTTGCCATCAGTTCAACCCCAGCGCGGACGCGCCCCGATATAGCAGGCTGGTGTTCGTCGCCTGCGGCTGCTTCGTTCCGGTGTTCGTCGCCTGCCCTGTCTTCTGCGGCATGGCTTGGTTCTCGGCCGGCACCAGCTGCGTAGTGGTCGTCTGGACGATGATCACCTCGCGGCAGTGCAGCGTGGCGATGCAGGCGTTTTCCGTCTTCGCGTCCGTCGTCACATCGAGGGACTGGATCAGCATGTTCTGGTACTTGCGCTTCCCAGTCGAAATGCTGAACAACTCACGGTTCTTCTGCAGCTTCAGCAGCCGCTCATACGCGTACGACGAGTAGTTCCCGAACTGCAAGGACGTGATCGACGCGATGCTGCTGTTCGTCCATCCGATCGTGATCGTCAGCTCCGACGGCTTCTTGTAGGCGTGATCGGAGATCTGCGCACCCTGCTCGACGGGATGGTCAGTGATGACCAGCTCGTCGTGATGGTGCTCCTCCAGCGTGATGTACGCGCTGAAGGTGCCCAGTGACGAGTTGATTGCGCGCTTCGGCATGAAGATGGCGCTGATCAGGTCTGCGCCGGCGACCGCCGCCAGCGCGATCCCGCTTGTGACGAGACTGGTCATTGCACTGCCGTCCTCATATTGCGCACCAGACGCTCGTTCACGCCGTTCTGGGCCTGCGATACAGCCTGCGCCGTCGACTGCGGATCACCGCCGCCCGTGACGTGAATCGTCGTTTCCTGTGTCAGGGTGACGGGCGCAGTGCCGCCGCCCTGGCCGGCACTCGCACGTACGGCAGACGCGGATGCGAGTTGCTCGGTGCTGTACGGGTTGCGCCCGTTCTCCACCTTGATGATCGCGTCCATCAGGCCCTGCATGACGCGCGGATCGTTCACGTTCAGCGACGCGTTTGCATCGACGCCCAACCGCTTCGATACGCTCTCGATGTATGCCTGCGTGTCGTTTTCAGTCGGCGGTGCGAACTTCGAGATGATCGCGCGCACGCTGTTGATTCCGCGCTGGGCGTACAGGCGCAGCTGCCGCGCAAGCGCCACCAGTCCTTCCTCGGCGGTCTGGAAAACCGCAAACCGTCCATTCGGGCCGCTCTCGCGCGTTGCGCCAGGCTGCCCAACGTAGTTCAGGTTGCCCGGGTTGTTATTGCGGATGCCGCGCGGCTGACGTGCGCCGGCCCCCGACGCAGCAGGCGCCTGAGGTGCCCCTGCCGCGGGCGCCGCCGGTGCCGCAGGAGCGCCTTGCGGCGTCCCCGCTTCGGCCGCCGAGGGCGCTTCGGGCTGCCCATATGGCTTCCCCTGACCGGCCAGAAACTCGCCGACAGCAAACTTGAGGCGCTTCCAATCGCGGTGCCAGATCGCGTTGATGGCGTCGACGGCGGCGATGGCACGGTACATCATGTCCGACAGCAGATCCTTCAGCCAGCGGATGCCGGCGCCGGCCGCTTTGATGCCCGGCTCCCACTGAGACCAGTCGATCAGGGTCTTGCCGCCTTCCTTCCAGACCTTGTAGTCGTCGTACAGTGCCAGGATTGCGGTGCCGAGCGCGACGATGCGGCCGATCGGAGTGGCCAGGAAGCCCGCCGAGAGCAGCTTCCACGCGATTCCAAGCGCAGCGACCGTCTCGATGATGGTCTTGACGGTGCCGTCCAGACCGTTGAACCAGTCGACCACGGCGCCGATGGCCTGCATCCCACGTAGCGCTAGCGTGCTCACCACATCCGCCACCAACAGGACGCCGCGCGCGACCTTCTCAACGATTCCCGCAACGCGGCCGAAGTTGTCGACCACACCATCGCGGAAGCGGCGCAGATCACCCGCCAGCTTGCCGGTCAGCGTGGCCGCCACCTTCTGGCCGAGGATCACGAACGCGGCGCCAAGCGAGCGCACCTCGTTCATGAACTCGTGCGACGATTTCGCCGCTTCCTGCGAGTCCATGCCGGCCTTGGCCAGCATTTCCTTGTACTCGTTGCTGAACTGCCCCATGCCCTCGCGCATGGCCATCAGCGTCTTCTCGTCAATGCCCAGCGCTTGCGCGTAGGCATTCGACAGGTAGTACGGCATCTGCGCAAAGCGCGCGCCGAGATCGCCCATGATCTCGGTGGTGTCGCGCAGCGCGCCGTTGGCGTCGCGCGTTTGCACGCCGATGCTGTGCAGCAAGCCCTCTGCTCCCGGGCTGTTCCGCATGAAGCGCGCCAGGTTCTCGAGCGAGCCGCGCGCGGCCTCCGCCGACGAACCCATCTGGCCGGCGGCAAAGCCCAGTGCCTGAATGTTCTCGACGGTTGCCTTCGTGCGCAGCGAGGCGAAGTACAGACCCTCCATCTGGTCCGCGATCTTCGCGACGCCGGCCACTACAGCCGCCGCGGTCGTCGCCACAGCGGCGCCGAGCTTCACAACCTTCACGGTCGCGTTTTCAACGCCGTCGACGAAGCGCTTCTGCCCCGCCTCGTCCACCTTGAACCCGAGGCCGACCAGGAACTCGCGGATGGTATCGACGTTACTGGCCATTCTTTTGCTCTGCGAGTCGGTGGGCGAGTTGAGTGTTTTCTGCCTTCACGTCGAGCGCCTCGTTCATCAGCGCAATGTCTGCGAGGTCGATGGTGCCGTCTTTGAGGCTTTCGTACCGGCACATGCCGCTCACGACCGGCCGCATTAGCCAGTCGATACCGTCAGGCAGAGACGCCCAGGCTATGCCGTCGGGTTCGTCGGTTGAGCGTTCGCGAGGAACCCGGACAAGAAAGGGCCCAGGCTGTACCAGATGACTTTGGCGACGAGTTGCACAGTGGCGCCGAGATCGATGTCGTCGAACATCAGGCCACCGCCAGCGCTATACACCGGAGCCCAGTTGTTCATCTGGTTGCGCTGCACCACCGCCAAGCACGTGTTCACCACGTACTCGAAATCGACGTCTGGCATATCCGCCAGCGCCTGCGTCAGCGGCTCGACCGCGGCCGCGACGGCCGTCAGGTCATCCGCCGGCGCGCCATCCTTGGCCGACTTGGTGAACTGCAGGAAGACCGGCAGCAGCTTAGGAAGCACCGGGCCCACCTTGCGGGACACGTGTAACTGCTTGAACGTGTCCAGCTTGGCTGCGCGGTACTTCTGGCCGCCGATCTCAAATTCGATCGTCTGCATCTAAGGCTCCGGTCAGTAGGTGCCCAGCACCGAGTCGATCTTCACGGCGTCGAAGACCCACGACACGATGTCGCCATCCTTGGCGTATTTCAGGTCGGGCTTCTTCTTGAACGCGCACTCGCGTCCGACGTGAAGGTCAGCCGCAGCGGTGTTCGTGATCGTGATGATGTTCTTGCCCCACAGCGAGGCGCTGATGGCCTGGGCGTCGTACATGGCCATCAGCTTCTGGTTCTGCGGGCTCGTCTTGAGCAGCCGGATGGTGATCTGGCCGGACTTGTCGGCATGCAGGCTGTGCATGCCTTCGCCGTCCGAGCCCACCGTCATGGTGTTCTTGTCGCCGGCGGCGTTGACATCGACACCCTCCTCGGCCACAGCATTGCCGTAGCCGAGGGAGAGAGAGCCAGTCGGGCCGACGAGCGAGACCGAAACGTCTTTGAAGCTATACGCGGGCATGGTTCACCTTATCGTTGGACGTTGACGGTCAGCGCGATCGAGTGAATCGCGCCAGCCTCGAGGGCTGCGACCTGGAATGGCACCGACTTGCGCGCCTGGCGATCCGACAGCGACTGCGAAGAGATCGGCGGCGTGTAGACGTAGTAGCCCTTGGACAGGGTGTCACCCTGGTTCAGCGCGCCGAAGCCGGCCTGCTGCCAAACGCCAGCGGCCAGATAGCCGTTGGTGACTGCTGCAGCGCAGGACGACTCGATCGTCGCGGCCAGCACCTGGTTGCCAGCGTCGGTCTGCGGGATCTTCGTCGGGCTCGTATAGAGCGCGTTGTACAGATCGGTCTGGACGCGATTGCGGAACCAAATCGCGTTGTAGATCGAGTCGATGAAGATGCCGCTCGGCGTGATGCCGTTCTGGATGATCGCCGTGCTGTTGTCGTAGTTGACGTAGTAGTTGTAGTTTTTGCCGTCCAGCGCGTTCGCCTGCGTCGTGTTGATGGACTCGGCAACGACGCCCGGCTCCGTCTTGTACATCAGCGTGATGGTCGTCCGGTTGCCGTTGAAGTTGACGGTCAACAGGCGGCCCAGCATCGATGCCACAGCGTACGGGCTGGTGCTCGACCACTGCGCAAAGCTGTACTTGTAGCCCAGCTGCTTGAGCAGATAGCCGATGTCCGTGGTCTGCGTCGCGTCCACCGCGGCGGCTTCCTGCGACGTGATGCCGTACAGGTGCGCCTGGTCGGCTTCGATGTAGGCCGCTACGGCCAGATGCTGATTGTTCGTGACGGTGCTGTCAGCGAACGAGATGCCCAGGAACTGGCGGCCAAAGTTCGAGACCATGGCAGCGACAGCATCCACGGGCTGCTCAGCGGCAACGCCGTTCACCGGCGCCGAGGCGACGCCGGACGTCAGGCCCAACTGGGCCGACACATCGGTGCCCGAGGCTGGCGACGTCGCATACGTGATCGACGACGCGTTCACACCGCCCGACAGCGTGGCGCCGGACACGGTAATGTTGGTGGACGACTTGGCGAGCGTGAAGCTGTTGCCGGCCGTGCCAACGGATGCGTACGTCACCGTCACGACGGCCAACGTCGTGGAGTACTTGCACTTGCTGATGTTGACGTCGGCCGATGCCTGCAGGAACGCCTGAAGATTCGCCGCGGTCTGTGCGGCAGTCGTGCCCAACAGCACCTGATTTCCGGTCGGATTGGCGCTCACGAACGTGATTGCAGTGCCGCCGACCGTCACCGTGTCATTCGCCGCGGGGTTGCCGGTCAGCGTGATCGTGCCGCTGGCGGCCGTGCCGGCGCCAGTGGTGGCGCTGGTGATCTCGAAGGAGCTGTAGTTGGCGTTCCAGACACAGTTCCCCGCAGCGCCGAGCGCCGTAGAGATGACCGAGGCAACACCGTTCAGGTTGGTCTGCGCCGTGAAGTCGAGGCCCGTGACGTTCTTGACCACGCCGTCGATCGTGATGCTGAACGCACCATTCGAGACGATCGTCCAGTTCGCCATGGCCTGTGCAGCGGCGGCGATCAGGCCTCCCTTCAGCTTTGCGGCAGTGGCCGTCTTCGCCCAGCGGCCCACCAGCAGCGACTGGGGCTGCGGAACCTGGTTGAAGTACAGCGCCGCGGCGAGATACTCGGGCGCCGTCAGGCCAAAGTCCGTGCCCACGGCGGCCGCCGACGCGTACGCGCGGAAGCGCTCGCCCGTGTCGATGACCGACGATGCGCCCAGGATCAGGCCGGTGTTCAGGTTCGCGCCCTGCGCGGCCTGGGGCGACATGTTGATCGATACGTTGATGAGCCGCGAGACCGGCAAGGTGTTCGGCATGGACCGCTCCAATGAAAAAGGCCCGCACTGGGCGGGCCTATCGAAAGGGATGAATCAGGGGTTACTGCGTAACGCTGACTGGCGTCGTCACGGCTGGCGTCTCGATCGTCGCGCCGGCCGACAGAAGGTTGAGCACCTGATACGTGCGCATGATCTTCCGCCGGAAGACCAACGTCACGTCATACCGACGAATCCACTGCTGGTTCACCAATTCGGGAACAGCGCGCATGTCGCCCTCGCTCACGGACTGGATGTCGTTCGTCTTCAGCTGCTCCAGGTTCTGCGGGATCGCAAGCCCGTCGAGCAGCAGCTGTGCGTACTGCATCGAGTTCGGACCGTAGAACGTAGCCAGGACATCGATGGTCTGGTGCCTGATGTACGTGTCGGAACCATCGCCAGACGGGTTGTGCGCTATGGCCGGCCCGGCGTCCAACGGTTGTGCCGAAATGCCTAGGGCGCACCAGTTCGTCGATGGCTCAGGCTGCTTCGGCACCGTCGTCTGCCAGCGCGGCCGCACCATCTGGCCGGGCAAGCCCGTCACACCGACAATCAGCTGCTGAAACACCGCATCAAGGGCGGCGTCCTCAAGCGGCGGCGTCGCGACAGCGGGCGCAAGGTATCCGCCGGTCGAGCTGTCGTTCATCGCTTATCCCGAGAGTTGCTTCATGGTGCACGTCGCCGCGACAAATCCACGACCGTACGTGCTGTAGTCGTTCACGTTCGTCACCGTCCACTGTCGGCCTTGCCAGTTCACGACGTCAGCGTCGTAACCCGCTTGGCCGGCGATGAGCCTGTATGGCGTGTGAATGGTGATGGTGTCCTCGATGTGCTCGCCTTCCGCGACGCGCTGCAGCACCGAGCCGTTCAGGCTGGTCACCACACCATAGAAGGATGTGGTCGTCGGCGTATCCACCGCGATCCCGCCATCGGTGACCGTCTGCGCATTGCGCGTAACGCTCAGCGTCGTGTCCAGGAAGTCCGGGTCAAGCAGTACGTCGGTGACGTCGAGAAACGGCATTACTTGTCCCTCACCACATAGGTGATCGACTGGCGATATTGCCCGGTGTCGATAAGCGGTTTCGCGTTGCTGTTGTCCGGCGCGTTGCCGGCGGCCCGGCTGGCCAATTCCTTATCTGCTCCGGCGCGACCGCGACGCGCCCGCGCACGCAGCGTTGCCTCCGCCAGCGGCACGAACGGCCCTTCGGTGATCTTCGCGCGCACTGCGTTCTGGCCGATGATCCCGGCCTTGTTCAGCGCCTTGATGACGCCCGGCGCCTGGCCCGACAGGGCGGCGGTTACGCCACCGCCCAGAGCATCAGCTATCGGCGCCTGCGCGTCCTTGATCCCTGGCACCAGATGAGACCGCGCCGGGATGTTGTTCACGGGCGAACCGGTCTCCATGATGTAGCCGATCGCCGCGTTGTTGATGGGCTCGTCGTCCCGGCGCTCGCCGCCCGCCTCGGGTACGCCAACAAGCACCTCCTTGGCTGCCAGATCGCTGATCGACTTGATGACCGCGCCCAGCTTGTCGACGGTCATCTTGACGGTCATAGCTGCATGCCTCCGGCGCCCATCGCGCGGGCAATCGTCATGAACCGGACGCCATACGTGGTCAGGTTCCAGAATCCGGCGTCGGAAAGCGCGACGGCGCCCGTGTCGTAGGACACGGACACCTTGTCGACCGACTTGGATGCCGTCGGCCCTTTCACCTCGCCGGGCGCGCCGCCGACCCCGGCGGTCGCCTGGTCGCGCTGCGCCAGAACGAGGTGGTGAGCCGTGACGAGAGCGATCCCCTGATCCGTCAGTACGCCCCATCGATCTGGGTTCACGAGCGACGCTGCGATGCCCATCCAGAACTCAATGGATGCATCGGTGTACTTCGCCGGGTCCGTGAACTCGGGAAAGATGGTGCGAAAGTCGGCTGGCGTCATGATCGTTCGGGAGATGCCCCGAAGGGCATCTTACCCCTTACTTCTTGTTGGGCTGCTTTGCGTCCGCAGCCTTCTCGCGCTCGGCAACTGCAGCCTCACGCGCCGCCAGCTCGGCGTCGCGCTTGTCCGCAGCCTTCTCGCGCTCGGCGAGCTTATCGGCCAGTTCCTGCAGGCCCTTCGCTTTCGCATCGAGTTCGGCCAGCAACTCGTCAGCAGCCGCGGCGGAGTCCGGATCGACGGCCGGCTCTTCGCCGGTGTGCGCCTTCACGAACCAGTGCTCGGCGACTTCCTTGTCGACGGTGTGGTTCCCGACCGGGAAGTCGAGCACCTCGCCGTTGTGCTGGAGCTTGAACGCCTTCTTGACGTAGATCTTCGGCATGCCGCTCTCCTTAGATCCCGTCGCGGTAACCGATCAGCTCGGGGTACACCACTTCAACCACACCCAGGCGTCCGAAGTACGTGGTGAGCTGGCGGATGTCGCGATACTCGAGCGGCGTGCGCTGCAGCGGCACCATCGGGAAGCGGACCTTGTCCTGCTCCTTGGTGTACGCCATCATGCGGTCGGCGTTGGCCGTGCCGCGCTGATACAGCCACTTCAGCGGCTGGATGTTCAGCGGGCGGCCGTTGATCGAGTTCGAGATCGTGTTTTGCTTCAGGTATTCCAGCACGCTGATGTTGCCGGCGCTGGACACCTTCATGCTGACGAGCAGGCCGAACTTCGCGGGCGGCAGACGGAGTTCTGCCGGGCAGTAGGCGTAACCCGACGCAGCCCACACGCTGGTGAGCAGCTCGTTGACGTCGGCCAGGATCTGATCCGGCGTGGCGGTGCTCCAGTTGCCGGTCAAAGCGTTCGACAGGTTGGTGACGGCGGCATTGTTCACCAGGCCCGTCACGCCCAGCACCGAATCGCCGATGTACACCTGCTCATCGACGTCCATGTTGTGCTTGAGCTGCATGCCGGCGAACTTCTGCTGATCCACCGGGCGGCCCAGCTTTTGGGCCGATTCCAGCTCGGGGATCGTCCAACCGATCTGCATGCCCCACAGGGTCAGCGGGTTGGCCGTCTTGCCGATGTCCAGCGCAATGCCGGCGATGGCGTTGGCGTCCTTGCCGATCCAGGACTTGCCATTCGGCGATGCGCCGCCGGCGGCGGCGAAGCTCGAGTTGGTGAACGACGACGTTTCGTCGGCGATCGACACGTCCTCGCGCAGATCGATGTCGCGAGACCAGGTGACCGACGCCAGCGGCATGTGCAGCGTCTGGTCGAGGCGTTCCAGTTCACCGATCAGGAACGAGCCCGTGCTGTCGATCGTACGGCTGTCGAACGTCAGCATGTTGTCGCGCGTACGCGCGCGGATGATGGCGGGCGCGCCGGCAATGGCAATGCCTGCAGCGGCCGCGATCAGCGATTGATTGTGTTTGCTCATTCTGAATGGCCCCTTACAGGTTGAACTCGATTTCGACGTTGCCGCTGGCGTCGCCGGCATTGCGGAACGCCGCACCGGCCATGACGACAGTGTTGGTGCCGTCGGCTGCGGCCTCGATGCCGCCGATCACCTTGGCGCCCGACGCTGCAGCAACACGGACGTACACCGCGCCGCCATCGGCCGGGGTGCCGGCGTTGCATTGCACGGTCATGTAGCCGCGGCGCATGACGTCACCCACACCGGTGGTCGGCGGGGTCGAGGTGCCGATCGGGTCTTGGCTGCTGCGCGTCGGGAACGGGCGCACCAGCAGGCCGATGATCACCGTGGCGGCGTCACCGGATGCCACCGGGCGAATCTTGCCGTTGACCTTCTTGACCGGAATGCCGTACGACGCGAACGGGAAGCTCGAGTCGAAGATGCCCGGCTCGATGGTGGCTTGCGACGGACGCGAGACATCACCGGGAATGCCCGAAGGCATGCGATACAGGTATGCGTTGCCCATGTACGGGACTCCTTAGTTGGTGGAACCTTGGCGGTCCCAGAATTTGCGGTTCGCCGCGTTGATGTCGGCCACGGTGCGGGCCTTGCCGAAGTCCTTGGTCGTGATGCCCGTCTTCGACGTCGCGCCGTTGTTCTGCGCCTTGACCATCTCGCTGGCACCCATGAAGGCGGCGTGCACGAGGGCGGCCGGCAGGCGCTCGAAATCGGCCGTCAGTCCACCAAGGAACGGCGTGATGGCGGCGCGGCCAGCGTCGGTCTTGTAGGCCAAGTCCAGAGCCTTGCGCTGGCACTTGCACAGTGCGGCAGCACGGTCAGCGGTCGCCATCTTGGCGTCCAGCGTCGGCAGCTTGATGCCCGGCGCGAGGATCTCGGCGCGCGACGGGATGCTGGCGGCGGCGTCGCCGGTGTACAGATCGACCTCGGACTGATTGAGCTTGCCGGCCGTTTCGGCCTCGGTCAGATCGCCCTCGTCGCCAGTCTTTTTCTTGCCGTCGTCGTCATCGTCGTCGTCCGGCTCCTTCTCGGCGTCGCGTGCCTCGATCTTCGCCATGCGCGCATCCAGCGCCTTCACGGTCTGGAGGATTTGCGCCAGGGCGTCGCCGGTCTTGCCTTCCTTCTCCTTGGCCTCGCGCTCCTTGCGCTCTTCCTCGGATTCCTCGTCCATGGCCTCTGCTTCCTTGGCGAGTTCCTCGGCCGATTCGGCGTCCTTGGCCATGAAGGCAGCGCGCAGGCGGTCTGCGAAGCTGCGCTTGCCCTTGGGCTTGCTGTCTTTGGTCTTCATCTCTTCGGGTTCCTTATCGCCAATGGCGCAACGTGGGCCGCAGCGGCCGCGCTCCACCAGGGCTACGTGGTTGACAACGATGTTGCGCTGTACCCCGCGCCCGGGTGATACCTGTTCGTAGTCGGCCTCGTAGCCGAGGCTGACTTCTTCGATGCCGTCGTCCTGGATCGCGTCGATGGCAGCCTGATCGGTGATCAACAGGTCGGCGATCAGTAGGTCGTCCTCGATGCCGGAGCCGCGACGCAAGTTCAGCATCGAGCCCTTTCCCAGCGCGGCGAAGTTGGCCGGCGTGACGAAGTCCTCGGGGTGATCCAGCGTCACCGGCTTGCCGATGCAGCTGGCCAGCGTCTCGGGACGGAACACCTCGTCAGGCGTGCGGCTGATGCGGATGAGTCCATCCGGGCCGGGCTCCACGGGCACCTCGCCGGGGCCGTAGATCATCTCGCCGGTGCGCGCGACGGGCACCTCCTCGCAGAGCAGGAAGCCTTCGGGCGTCAGAGAGCGCTTTGGGCCAAGCTTCTGCACGGTGTAGAAGCGCATGTTCAATCCTCGGGAATCACTGGTTCCGGGTAGCAGCGGCAGTTCGGAAACTGGCCAGCGTGGCCGGTCATGCCGTCCAGCTCGGGCGGCTTGTCCCACGCCACGAACTGGCCATTCATCTTTCGGTGCGACTCGCGCACGTCGCCGTCACCGGACGTCCGCCAGATGTAGCCGGACGAGCCGATGTGCTCGGCGCGAGCCTGCGTCAGCGCGGTGGCAGTGCGCGTCACCTCGGTGCGGGCGATCAGGTCGGCCCGGCTTTTGGCCACGTCGCCCGATTCCTGAATCGCTTTGGAGATCTCGCGCGCGCGGCCACCGTCTTCCAGTCCCTCGATCGTCAGGCGGTGGACACGCTCGGCCGCCTCGATCGGGATTGACTTGATCAGCCCGACCTGTTCGGCCATCAGCGCGCGCATGGTTTCGCCGGTCGGCGCCGTGCGCAGTTCCATCTGGATGGATCGCGACATCTCCTGCGCTTGTGCCATCCACGCCTGCGCGTCGCGCCGCTCGACATCAGCGAGCATCCGCGCGGCAGTCGCCTCGGCCCATGGTGTCAGGGCTTCGGCATACCGCCGCAGGAGCTGCTCAATCGTCGGAACGACTGCGGGATCGCCAGGCGGAAAACCATTGACCAACGCGCCCACCTGCTTTGCGACCTGCCGTAGCTGCGTCCGATACAGCCTTTCCGCGCCGCTGGTCTTCACCCGGCTTACCGGCTTCTTGCGGCGGTCGGTCGTTCGGGTCATCAGCATTGGGCAGTTCCGTTTCAGCGGCCGGCGGCGGCTCGTTCTCCGCTTCCTCGATCTGGTCGTCGGTGATGCTGGTGAAGACGCCGGTGCTGTGGCTCGAGTGCCGCAGTTCCTTCATGGCCGTCGACGTGTCGATCAGGCCCGCGTCCAGCGCTGTCACCACGGCATCGGTCGTCGTCTTGGCGTTGTTCGCCTTCTCGGTGTCGGACAGTTGCCAGAGCGACGTGAAGCTGTAAGCGAAGCCCTCGGGCGGCTTGGTGCCAAGTTCCGAGCGCAGCAGCACATCAAACAGCCGCGTCATAGGGCTGCGCAGGCGCCGCTCTTGCTGCTGCTTGATGTTGTCGTAGTACGTGCGCAGGTCGCTCTCGCCCGTCGAGTTCAGCCCGGCCGGCGATTGTCCGAACAGGCGCACCAGAGGGATCTGCAGGGCCCCGGAAAGCTGCTGTCCGAACTGCATCAGGACGTTGTCGAGCCCCGAGAACTGGTAGGAATCGACCTGCATCTCGTCCGCGGCGTCGATGAGGGTCATGCCCTCGTTCGACTGGAAGCGGCGGATCATGTCAACGTTCTTGCCGAGCGCTTCCAGCGCCGGGCCGCCCATGGCAATGATTTCGCGCAGCTTCTCGATCTTGAGCGTGCGCAGATGGGCCTTGTAGACCAGCTGAGCCGCGCCAACCGTCGTGCTGTCGAAGGCGACCAGCCGATCAATCAGCCGCTCGATGACCGATTGGCCCCACAGGTTCTCCGCGATCTTCTGCCAGTACGGCAGCTCGACGCCGTCGATCCGCAGCACCCGGCTGTAGTGGATGCGCTGGCGCGGAAGAGCCATGCTGTCGGCCACCACGTCGTAGTAGCGCGGCATGCCCATGTCCGGGCCCATCTCGGTCACCAGGTCATTGAGCGTCGGCTGCACCAGCCAGCGGTCCAGGACGAACAGACCCTTGAACTGGTCGCGGCCAATGGAATCCGGTCGGAGCGGCGTGCGCGGGTCTTGCCCGTCGATCAGCATCACTGCCAGCGCGCCGCCGTACAGTCGCGCCCACTTGATCGTGTCGTTGACGCGATCCCACAGCGCCATGCGCTCGAAGCCAGCGGTCAGCTTGTCGCGATCACCCGGGTCGAGCTCGGCATCGATGTCGACGCCGGCCCGGGTCATGTCGTCAGCAACCACATCCACGGCCTGCCCGACAACCCACGATGAGCGGTACATGGCCTCCATCTGCACGCGGTTGCGCGAGATGAAGTCAAAGCCGTAGTTGTACTGGCCGGCCTGGTTGTTCGTGCCCAGGCCGACGCGCGCCTCGAAGTTCTGGAAGCTGTCGCCCGCGACGTAGCGCTTTGCGCTGGCGGACAACGCCACGTTGGTCCGGTGCTGCCGGACCTCGGCTTTGCGTTGTTTGCGGTTCATTGTGCGAGCTTCGTCCAGATGTCCATCGTCCGGCCGCCGGCCAGCATGTCGTTGATCGCGTCGACCATCGGATCGATCTGGTCGTCGTGCGCGTGTGTGTCGTCAGGAGTGAATGCGTCGCACTCGTTGGTGAAGTCGCTGACCCACGGCGCGTCCGCAGGGATGCAAACCAGGCCGGCGTCGATGTAGCTGACCACGTCCATCACGCGCGTCAGCTTGTCGCGGTGGCGCTCGATACCCGCGACAGGAATGCTTCCAGACGCGTGGATGTCCTGGATGAGGCCGGTGCCGCTGGCCTTGTCCTCGATCATCATGCGCACCAGCGGCGCGCCGAAATGCATGTCGTATGGCAGGTGCTTGTTCCAGAAGTCGATGGCCTTCTGGCGCAGTTCGGGTGCCGGCCACTTCCCGCGGATCTGATCCAGGAGGTAGACACGCCCGTCCTTGCCGTGCCCCCAGCACTGGAACACGCTGTAGTCGTTCCGCTCGGCCGTCTTTTGCGCCGTGTCGGCGTAGATGACGCGCTTGTGAAACTCCGGCGGCACCGCGTACCGGCCGAAATTGGCGCTCTTGATGATGCCGCCGCCCAGCGGGCTGGGGCGCTGCATGTACTGGCCGCTAAACACGTACCTGTCGGCCCGCTCCATCTCGAGCATGTCGGCGAGCGGTTCCTTGTACGGCCAGTAGCTGAAGCGTCCGTCCGCGTCGGTCTCTGGCCGCTCTACCAGGGCGCGAACGCGCTCCGGAAGCCGCTCGACGTACTCATCAGTGATCAGAGCCGGGATTTCCACGAACTCCCATTCGCCCGGCACCTTCCCGGCTTTGATGAAGCCCGTCGGGTCTTCCTCGGCCAGCCGCTGCATGATCACGATGATCGGCGTGTCCGGGTTGGCCTTCCGGCTCTTCACCGTAGAGACCAGCTTCCGGTTCGCCTTGTCGCGGTTCGTCTTGCTGTACGCGTCCTCAACCTTCAGCGGATCGTCGATGATGATCGCGCCCTGCCATCCTTCGGCCATGTGGCCAGCGCGGAAGCCGGTGATCTGGCCACCCAGCGATACGGCGTACACGCCGCCCGCCTTCTTGCCGTCAGCGATGACGTTCCAGCGCTTCTTCGACTTGGCATCGTCGGCAATGGCCAGCGGCCACAGCGCCTGATACTCGTCGGACCCGACAATCTCCCGCGCCGTCTCGCTGTTGAGCAGCGCAAGGTCGTCGGAGTACGAGATGTGCAGGAACCGCG